CTATAGTATTCGTACTAACGCTTCAGATATTCAACGAGTAGAAATACTCCTCAATAAAACCAGAGAAGAAATCCCATCACGCTACGCAACCAAACAAGACCTTCATTTAGATATGCAAAGAATTTTTGATAGATTAGACAAATTAGATGAAAAAATTGATAAACTAATAGCAGGATAGGAATTAATTATGGCTATAAAAGGAAATTTTAGAATGGGTGGGATAGATTACTCTACTCCTTCTCTCAACAACAACAGCAACTATGCACCTTCGTTCATACAACAACCAGCTGTGGATGTTCCTTCTGTTTTTTCCGTACCCTCTTTACCAGCAGTAACAAATGAAATGTCTAGTAATAGACAACCTGGATTAAACATTTCTAACGATATGCTTCAAGAAGACATGATGAAAGAAGTTGTTAAAACACAACTACAAGACCTGCAAAAAAATAAAGACATATTACAAAACATAGATGCTGGTGATGGTTCTGGAAGAAATTTATATCAAACAGAAATACAAGACATTATAACTAAGAGTCCTTTACACCAAGAAGCATACATAGAAGAATATCCTGTTGGTGGAACTTTTAATACAGCTGTTCCAGATATTATGGAAGCTGTAGTTAAAGCATCAGTACCAGGATTAGGAATAGGAGCAGAGATTTTAAATAGCTTTAATGTAGACCCTAAAATAAATAATGATAATTTTTCTATTGAAGATAAAAGCTATGGTTCGTTAGGGGAAGAACTTTTTGGTAATAGAGACTTACCAGGTATTTACAATCAACCTATTGAAAAAATTAACAAAGGTTATGACTCTCTAGGACAACAACTTTTTATACAAGATACAAAAGATAATCCAGATATCTTTGGCCCATCTATTGAAGATATAACAAACATAAATATTTCTGATTACAATGGTGGAGACTTTGGAAGTGGTGGCACACAAATTGTTGATATAGATGACGCAAATAATGATGTGACTGATAAGTCAGACCCCACAGAAACAAAACAAACCGCTACTGGTGTTGCTGGCCCTTATTCAAGCGGACTAGATTATGCAATGTCTATAGCGGATGGAAGCAACGTAGCTAACATGATTGCACCAAGCATGAGTTATTCAGCTGCTAATCCAGAAGGATTTACACAAGCTGATATTAATGATGGTATTGTTTCAAATCCTTTTCCTCCAATCGGTCCAGCTACAGTAAGAAGCGCAACTCCAGATGATCCTTATTATCTTGATAAAGGTATTGGTGGTGTAACAATATTTGATAATAACGACCCAAAAGATATACCATTAAGAGATATATTCGGTGGATTTGGTGGAGCAGGTAATCCAAACTTACACATATCACATACAGGACTTGATGAACAAATTGCTAGTGGCTACAAACCATTAAACATGTCTGGAATACAAAAGATATTAGACAATCTAGGTTAAACATTTATGCCATCACAAGAAGATATTTTAAATTCAAACGAAGCAGAGTTAATTCTTAACGCTGAAACTTTCACAAACGCAATCGAAGAACTTAAAAATGAATACATAAATTTATGGTTATCATCTAAGCAAGATGATATAAGTAAAAGAGAAAATTTACACAAAGCAATCAAACTACTACCAGAGGTCGAAAGACATCTGCGTATAATCGTAGAGAAGGGTAAAATTACAAAAGCCCAATTAGGAAGATTGCACAAAGTTGTGTAAAATTTAACTAAGTATTGTTAAAATATTACTTTACATTTTTAAGGAATGATTATGACCAACAACGCAAAGCCGATTGGTTTACAAACAAACATGCAAGAGACAGAACAATCTTTTGAAAGTTTTTTGACTCCAGACGAGCAACCAGAAAACGAAATAGAAGAACAAGCATCAGAAGAGCTAGTCAACGAAGATGAAGTTATCGAAGATAACGAACCTTACGAAGAAGAGCTTGAAGAAGATGTAGATGAAGACGAACCTCAAGAAGATCAAGTAGAAGAAGAGGAGTCCGAGCAACCACAGCTATATACAATTAAAGTAGATGGTGAAGATACAGAGGTCACGCTTGAAGAACTCCAAAACGGATACAGTCGCCAAAGAGATTATACGAGAAAAACTCAGGAGTTAGCTCAACAGCGAAAAGCTATTGAAGCTCAACAACAAGAGGTTTCTCAAAAAGACGCAATTTATTCACAGTTGTTACCAAAAATGGAAGCGACTTTGAAGGGCGAGTTACAAAACGAGCCAGATTGGAACGCACTTTACGAAGCAGACCCTATTGCTTATGTCCGTGAAAAAGACATCTGGAATGAGAAAAAGCAAAAGTTGCAAGCCGTACAAGCTGAATCACAAAGACTCCAACAAGAGTCTCAAGCGGAACAGCAAAAGAAACTTCAACAATTTGTTGAATACGGTAATCAACAATTACTTGAACAAATACCAGAATGGCAAGATAACGAAATGGCATCAAAAGAAAAGATGGCAATTCGTAATTACGGTGTTAATGTTTTGGGGTACACACCTCAAGAGATGGACAGCGTTTATGACTACCGAGTTTTACTTGGTTTAAGAAACGCATGGCTACAACATAAGACACAACAAGCGACTAAAGTGAAACCAACTGAAAAGAAAGCGGCAGCTCGAACCGCAAGACCTGGCACTTCAAACGTACCTAAGACAACAACTCCTGTGAAAAGAGCGCGTCAAAAATTAGCTAAGACTGGAAAGGTCCAGGATGCAGCTAAATTATTTGAACAAATTATATAAACTTTTTAAACATAGGAAATAAATATCATGGCAAAAGTAACAAACGCATTTGATACTTACTCAGCGACTTCCGATAGAGAACAACTGAGTGACGTAATTTATAACATCTCACCACAAGCTACTCCTTTTATGAGTGCTATTGGTAAAAACTCAATCAAGAACGTAGTTTTCGATTGGCAAACAGAAACTCTACCAACTGTTGATGCAGCTGGTGAACTAGAAGGCTTTAGATTAGACGGAGCTACTTCAGCTTCTACAGCTACAACTAGAGTTAGTAATGTTGCAATGATCTCTTCAAGAGATGCAACTGTATCTGGTTCTCAACAAGCATCTGACCCAGCTGGTAAGAAGTCAGAAATGGCTCATCAATTAGCTATTATGGCTAAAGCATTGAAAAGAGACATGGAAACAGCTCTCTGTCAAAATGGTGGTAAAACAACTGGTAACGCAACAACAGCTAGAAAAACTGGTGGCTTTGAATCTTGGATAAAATCCAATTACAGTAAAGCAGCAGCAGGCGCACCTACTGGTGGCGGAACAGCTCCAACAGACGGAACTCAAAGAGCTTTAACTGAAACTTTGCTTAAAGCAGTATTACAATCTTGTTTCACAAACGGTGGAGAGCCTTCAATGGCAATCTGTGGTCCTGTAAACAAGCAGAAAATATCTGGTTTCACAGGTAGAACTAACTCAAGACAAATGGTTGATGCAAACACAGTAGAGGCTTCTGTTTCTATTTATGCTTCAGACTTTGGTGAGTTAAAAATCATTCCATCTAACTTCAGCAGAGAAAGATCACTATTATTAGTTGATCCAGACTATGCTAAAGTTTCTTTCTTAAGAGACTTTAAAACAGTTGATATCGCTACTGTCGGGGATGCCCAAACTAAAATGATTGTGACTGAGTACGGACTAGAAATGAGCAACGAAGCTGCTCACGGTATAGTTGCTGACTTAACTACTTCATAAGTTAGTTAGAATTAGGGAGAGCTTCGGCTCTCCCGCCCTTATTTAATATGGCAACAAAACGTACAATCACCGACCATAAAACTGGTTATAAATCAGAGTTCATTACTGAAGATGACAAGCTGGTTTATCATACGACTCAAGATGTTGCTCCCGTCATTGACCACGTTAAGAAACTAAGAGACAATACACTTAAGCCTGGAAAAGATATGCGACACATTGCTGAAGTCCCTATGGTGATTTGGCAAAAGGCATTACGCGAAGGCTGGTCAAAAGATAGAGCTAAATGGAAACAATGGCTCAACGACCCAGATAATAAAGTATTTAGAACTTGGCAAGGTAAAGTATGACATATGCAGAATTAAAAACAGCAATAGCAAATTATCTTAATAGATCAGATTTAACGTCTGATATAGATACGTTTATCGATAATGTCGAAGCGGAACTTAATAGACGATTAAGAACCAAAGACATGATTAAAAGAGCAACGGCTACAGCTGACTCACAATATTTAACAGTTCCAACAGATTGGATAGAGGCAATTAATGTAGAAATTACATCAAACGATTTCAGTCCTTTATTCCAACAATCTATAGAGTCATTAGATGTCTATAGAAAATCAAACAACAACTCTGTAGGTCAACCAGTTTACTTTGCAATGGTTGATGACTCCATCGAATTAGCACCAACTCCTGATGGAGAATATACCCTACAACTAACTTACTATGCTAAAATATCTGCATTAAGTGATTCCAATACAAATAATTTTGTATCAGTCTCGCACCCAGATGTTTATTTATATGGTGCATTAAAACACGCTTCTATTTTTTTAATGGAAGATGAAAGAATACCAATGTTCACTCAACAGTTTGAGAAGGCATTAGAAGAAATGAGACTCGAACAAGAGAAAGCTGCATTTGGTAAAGGTTCTTTAATGATGCGAAGAAGAACTTACGGAAAAAAACAAAAAAGAAATTATTACTACGGTAATTAATAAAGGAGAATAGAATGGCTGGATTTTCAGATTATTTAGAGAACAAAGTTGTTGGTCATGTATTTGGTGGATCAGCCTATACAGCTCCAGCAACATTATATGTAGCATTATATACATCAGCACCAAGTGATACTGGTGGTGGTACAGAAGTTTCAGGCGGAGCTTATGCAAGACAAACAGCAGCTTTTACTGTTACTAACGATACAGCATCAAACACATCAGCAATAGAATACCCAACAGCTACAGCTAATTATGGTACTGTTGTTGCAGTAGGTGTTTTTGACGCTTCATCATCTGGTAACTTACTTGCTTATGGAAACTTAACTACAAGCAAAACTGTTTCTACTGGAGATGTATTTAGATTTAATGCAGGTGCTATAGACATAACTGTAGCTTAATAACATGGCTTCAGTTGGCTATGGTTTTGGTGGATACGGTAAGTCTTACTGGGGAACACCACAATTTGAATTAGCTGAAAGCTCAATCACAGCAACATCAAACCTAACTGCGGTTGGTGTTGTACCTGTAACTGGAGAAGTTTCAATAACAGCTTCTTCTAGTGTCACAGCAGTTGGACTCGTCCCAATACAAGGTGCTTCACAAATCACAGCAACATCAAGTCTTACATCGACTGGTGTTAGAATTAAATTTGGTGCGACAAGCATATCATCAACATCTAGCCTAACAGCCGTAGGTACTCAAATAGATATTGGTGGCGTGCTAATGGCAGCATCTTCAAGTCTTAGTGCAGTAGGCACACAAATTGATGTTGGTGAATCAAATATTACCGCATCTACAAACGTAACGGCTGTTGGTGTCTTTATCGTATCAGCAGCAAGTCAAATAAACGCTACAACTAACTTAGATGTAACTGGTTCATTGGTTCAAACTGGCACTTCTAGTATTCAACAAACAAGTGGTTTTTCTGCGATAGGTAGTTTAAAATGGGAAGACCAGACTGTAGCAGATACTATTTACACAGACCAAACACCAGCTACAACAACTTGGACAGATCAGTCCTCAACAAATACTAATTGGACTGACATCGCAGCATAAACAGGAATAAATTATGGCAGATACATTTACAACGAATTTAAATTTAACTAAACCAGAAGTAGGAGCATCTACTGATACCTGGGGTACAAAGCTAAACGCTGACCTCGATACTCTTGATGGAATATTTGCATCTAATGGTACTTCAGTAGCATTAAACTTAGACGGAGCAGTAATTGATAGTTCTGTCATTGGTGGCACTACAGCAGCAGCTGGATCATTCACAACTTTATCAGCAAGCACATCTATTACTGGTACACTTGCTACAGCAGCACAAACCAACATAACTAGCGTAGGAACTCTTACAGGTTTAACTGTAAGCGGTAATGCCTCAATAGAAGGTGGAACAATTAAACTTAATGGTAATTATCCAACTGGTACAGGCAACGTAGCTTTAGGTGGTGCAGCCTTAATTAGTGGTTCTTTAAGTGGTAATAATAATACTGCTATAGGTCATTATGCTTTATATGCAAACACATCAGGAACTCCAAACGTGGCTGTTGGATATTTGGCCTTGGGGGCAAATACAACTGGTAATGATAATGTAGGTGTTGGAACAGGTGCTTTAGAAAGTAATACAACAGGTTCAAACAATACTGCTTTAGGTAGAGGAACTTTAGGTTCAAATAGTACAGCGTCTGACAATACCGCAGTTGGAAATGATGCTTTAATATCAAACACTACAGGTACTCAAAACACCGCATTAGGTACTTTAGCTCTTGATGCCAATACTACAGCTAATAATAACGTAGCTATAGGGTACAATTCTTTAGGTGCTAATATTTTAGGAGGAGCAAATGTCGCAGTAGGTTCTTTTGCTTTAGAGGCTCAAAATTATTCATCTGCTACTAACTCTTATAATACTGCTGTAGGTACTAATGCAGGAGCAGATGTAACCACAGGCATATATAATACATTTATTGGTGGTCTAGCAGGAGATGCAAACACCACAGCATCTAACAACACAGCTATTGGTATGAGTTCTTTAAGTGCTAATACAACTGGTACAGGGCTTGTAGCAGTAGGTGCTGATGCACTAACTAGAAACACTACAGCTTCATATAATACATCAGTTGGTAATTT